AGCGGTGTGGCCATCGCTGCCCACAAGCAGCAGAGCGATCTGTCCAACTTCCATTACACTGACAACCTCCACCGCACGGTGAGGCACGCGGGCCAGTGCCTGATCGACATGATCCCCAAGGTGTATTCCGGGGAGCGGATTGTCCAGATCATCGGCAGAGATGATTCGATTAGTCATGCTCCGATCAACTCCAAACCAAAGATCCCCCAACTGGTGGAGAGTCCAGACGGTACCGTGGAGGCGGTTCAGCAGATTCTCAACGACGTCACTGTAGGCAAATACTCCGTCATCGTCCAGGCCGGCCCAAGCTACTCCTCGTTGCGGGAAGAGGCCAGGGCAGCCATGATGGAGATGGCGGGCACGTGGCCGAAGCTGATGGACGTTGCGGGCGACGAAGTGGTTAAGGCCATGGACTGGCCGGGGGCTGCGAACATCTCTGACCGTATCCTCAAGACCATCCCGCCTGAGTTCAGGACGACCGAAGGCGAGGAGCAACAACAGATTCCCCCGCAAGTTCGGGAGATGATGTCTCAGGCCACGGAATATATCAAGCAGCTCGAACAGGCGCTGCAAGAGGCGCAATCTGGGGTGGCCGTAGCCCAGATCAAGGCTGAGAGCGATCAAGCTATCGCGGCTGAGAAGAATCAGACTCAGCGCGACATTGAAGAATTGAAGGGGATGATCGCCCTGCTCCTGAAGAGCATGGAACCGCCCCCACAACTAGCAAGTACGGTGTCCAGCGACACTGCGAAGAACGATTCTGCCCCTCCTGCTGGCCGGCAGGGAACTCAGGCGCAATAGGCCCTCGTGGAGATAACCATGCCAGAAGAAAACGAAGTCCAAGAAGTCATCGAGCAACCTGCTGAAGAAGTCGAAGTTGTCGAGCAGACTCCCGAAGTTGAGGAGATTGCGCAGCAACCTGAGCCCGTAGATCAGGCCGCAGCTCGCCGTCGTTCCGCACAGGAGCGCATCAACGAAATCACTCGCGCCAAGCACGAAGCGGAGCGAGAAGCTGCCTATTGGCGGGGAATCGCCGAAGGGGGACAATCCCCCCAACAGCGCCCCCAAGCGCAGCAGCCCCAAGACCAGCAGATGCCGAAGATTGCCGATTACCAGGACTATGAGTCCTACATCGCCGATCTCACGGACTGGAAGGCCAGGGCGGCTGTTCAGGAGTTCCAGCGCAGCCAACAGGAAGCTCAAACCCGCAGCGAAGCAGAACGTACCGCCCTTGAAATCGCCCAATCGTGGGCTGGTCGCCAACAGGCGGCGAGGGCCAACATTTCTGATTATGATGAAGTCTTGGGCAATTCCAGCACCACAATCTCCCCGTCGGTCACCGATGCTATCCTGACTTCCGAGCGTGGCCCGGAAATCGCGTATCACTTGGCGAAAAGCCCTGAGTTGGTGGGCAGGTTGAATCGGCTCTCTCCCCTGGCCGCTGCCCGAGAAATCGGCAAGATCGAGGCAGTCCTGGACGCTCCCAAGGTCGTTTCGGGGGCCAAGAATCCGCCGCCACCTCCCACGCCGCCAAGATCGTCCCACACTTCCATCCGCGATCTAGGCTCCGCCACTATGGAGCAGTACATCGCGGCTCGAACCAAACAAGGAGCCAGTTGGGCTCGCTAACCCTTCATGAGGAAACCTAAATGAGCAACACCCTCGTTACCTGCAGTATCGTCGCCAAGGAATCCCTGGCGATCCTCACCAACATGCTGGACTTCAGCAAGAACGTCAACCGCGACTGGACCGACGAATTCACCGGCAACATGACTCGCGGGTACGCCCCCGGCCAGACCATCAACATCAAGAAGCCGCCGCGTTACACGTACCGGGCTGGCCGCGTGGCCGTGCCCCAGGCGACCGTGGAAAGTACGGTCCCGCTGACGCTCACGCAGGGCGGCTGCGACCTGAACTTCACGTCCATCGAGCGCACGCTGAGCCTCACCAAGCTGGAGCGCAAGCTGGAAGCTGCTCTGGCCTCCATCGCCGTCGAGATCGACCGCCAAGGCCTGGATCTGGCTCGCACCGCTACGTTCAACTGCCTCAACGGTGCCGGCACGCTTCCGACTACGCAGGCGCTGGCTCTCGCCGCCTTCACTGACTGCAACCGCCGCCTGGACGAGATGGGTGCTCCGCGCGACAAGCGGCGCTATATGACCATGGGGCCAGGTATGAACGGTGCGGCCATTCAGGGTCTGGCAGGACTGTTCAACGCCGGCGACAAGATCAGCAAGCAGTACGGTTCCGGCCTCATGGTGGATTCCCTCGGCCTGGCCTTCGGCATGAGCCAGAACGTCTCCACGCAACCTGCCTCGGCTGCTACGGCCAGCAACATCAACGGCGCGGGCCAGACCGGCTCTAGCATCACGGTCGCAGCCACCGGCGGCGGCACGTTATACAAGGGCGCAAGCATTACGCTTCCCGGCGTGTACGCGGTCAACCCTCAGACTCGCGTCAGCACCGGCGTCCTGGCCAACTTCGTCCTCACCGCCGACGTTGCGTCTGGAGCCACTACCTTGCCGATCAGTCCGGCCATCGTCACCTCGGGGCCGTTCCAGAACGTTACGGCCAGCCCGACCACAGGCCAACCGTTCGTGATCGTCGGTACGGTCAACACGGCGTTCCAGGCCAACGTCGCCTACCATCGCGACGCCTTCACGCTGGCTACGGTCCCGATGTGGTCACCCCCAGGCGGCAAGGGCGTCATCGACGTGGCCCAAGAGACGTATGAGGGGTTCACCATCAAGGTGACGGAGTTCTACGACGGCACGAACGACGACAGCATCATGCGTTTGGATATCCTGTTTGGCTGGGCGGCGACGTACCCCGAGCTGGCCGTCAAGTACTACAGCGTCTGACTCGTTCCACTTTCAAGGAGAAACACATGGCTGTTGTTCTTTCCCGCGCATATGGCGGATTTGCTTCTGGCGCTACCGTGGAGTTCCCGGACGACACGGAGTCCGCTCTCATCGCTCAAGGTTGGGCCGCTGCTGCTTCCGGCGCAGTGGCGCGCTCGTTCCCGTCCAAGTCTTTCAGCCAAATCCAAGTTGGCGTGTTCGGCGGTAACAATGTCACGATCCAGTCGTCAGGGGTTGGTGCCCCTGCATCCCCTCAAGGTCCGCGCATCCTGCCCAACGTCCCGATCCTGGGATTCGCATCGCTCGGCACTTCGGCGGTGCATGTCGCCGGCACGTGGTACCGCTCGGAAATCTTCGTCCCGCATCTCGCGCAATGGACCGGCATCGGCGTTCTCAACGGCGCCACGGTCGGCACCGACAACCTGATGGTTGCTCTGTACGACACGAACGGAGTTCTGATCACCAACAGCGCCGTTGCTGGCGTCCTGTCAGCCGGCGCCAATGCGTTCCAGAACATCGCATTACTGCAGTCGCCAATCCTGCAGCCTGGTCGGTATTTCGTGGCTGTGCAGTGCAACGGCACGACGGCGACAACTCGGCGTCAGGCTGCGGCGAATGGAAGCAACACGATGACGCAGAGCGCCGCTGGCACCTTTGGAACGGTCCCTGCGTCGTTCACTCCGCCGACGACCTTCACCGCCGACGTGGGTCCGATCGCTTGGCTGTATCAGTAACGTGACCTGGGCGGGCTAACAACCCGCCCAATGGGGAAAGCAATGGCCTCTGTTCAAGTACTCATTTTGCGAAGCGGTAGGTCCGACGTTTATGGACTGCCGCTTACTCCTGGGTCCATCGTGACTGTGGATCGCGATTACGCCGTAAGTCTGATCTCTACCGGATTCGCTTCGTGGATGAATCCGGCGGACGCATACGACGGCGAGACGAATCTCCGCAAGCCCAGCGAGAGCTATGTACTCTTTCAATCCGGCATCCCGTTTTGGCTTCCTCCCGGGGATGGCGGAAGTAATGGTCTGAATTTTACTGGAACTCGTGGGGTTTTCACGCTGAGTGCCGCTGCGCCATTGCAGCATGCAGCCGCTTTTACTCGGAATTGCTATTGCTATCTTCCAGCCGGTGCTGGAGGTTTGGTTGCGGGCGGATTGTTCTGGTGTGAAATGTCGGACGACACCAACGGGGAAATTTTCCAGCAAACATATTCTGGAAGCGGTCAACCTACATTTGTTACCTCTCCTACTCCGCATCCTAACTTGGCTGCCGGAAGGATTACCCAGACTCTTTCAGAAGTGGTTGCCTGCTCTGGAGTAGTTCCAGGCGGAAGTATGGGTCCTAATGGAATATTTAGGGCAATATTTGCATTTAGGCAAACAAATAGTGCAACTACCAAAGGAGTTCGAATAAAGTTTGGTGCTAATACCATCGGTGCTAGTTCGGGTACGACCTCAGGATGTGTTGCAGACTATGAATCTTGGGCTCAGAATCAAGGCACTACCGCTAAATACTCGAAGGTATCTGGAAATGTGAGCCGTGCTCACTCTAGTACTACTGCTATGAACTCCTCAGATTACTTAACTACAGTGCAGGATACCTCTGTGGATGTTCCTTTTTCTGGAGTCATGTATCTTGGAGCCACAACGGATTCAGTAATTCTGGTGTTTAGAAAAGCATCAGTGGAATATGGAGCATAATGATGCCTATTGCTAAATTTGACAATACT